ATCAATATTGAAGATTACAACCTAAATGAACTCCTGGAACTATTGGATATCACTCTCAGTGATGTAGAATCCTACGATGCCCTAAAAGAACAAATCAATGAACGGGTGAACCGTTACACGGAAATGTTCAAAACTCAAAATAATGAAGATATGATTTCTTTTTTCAAAGAAGTACAATCTTCTTTGTTGGGAGATTTACAAAATAAAGATTCTGCAAATCTCACGGAAGCACAACAACTCTTACTGATTTTTAACGAAAAGTATGACGCAGAAAAAAATAGAGGTATTTTTACATCCGACACCGATACAACTAATAAAAACTTGTATAATAGCTCCGCTGGAGCGGGTAATCCCATCAACCGCAAAACCATTTCAAAATTACTCACCGTAGATAGTCGTTTTCGACGCAGTTATCATGAAAGCATCTCCACCAATTATAATGTGGATTTACCTTATGTCCTTCAAAATGTGATTGAACTCAAACTATCTGATTTAGAATTTCCTACGACCTATTACCCCTTTAACGATGATTATGAAAATAACTATTTTTGGATTAAATATTGCTATTATGTTGGCACCACCAAAGTTGAAAAATACATGTACATTTATATCGAATCTGGTAATTATTATCATAACACACTCATCAACAATATTCTTATTTTTTTTAATCAAAACAGCATACCTTTAACTCTGAGCTTCAACTTAGATTACAGTGATGGAGGAGTCGGCGTCGGAGACGGAAAAGTCACCATGGGAGTAGATACAACAAGCACTTATTACACCTATGAAATTACAGAACTTGAACTCAATTTTGCAGGTAAAAAATTAACGAGTGATATTGAAAATTACAACACATCGCATATTGTAACGGATACTACCATCATTTCAAATTTTTATTCACAAACATCTACTATACCTTACACGCAAAGGTGCGGTTGGATGTTTGGATTTAGGAATCAATACTACACTGGAAGTACAACCTATGAAAGTGAATCCATTTTAGATATTTTAGGACCCAAATACCTTTATTTAGTTGTCGATGATTTGAATACGTCTTCTAATATAAATTTTTTTAGTAATTCAGAAGATTCCCTACTCAATGGCAATATACTTGCTCGCATATCCATGAAAGGATACCCTTTTAGTATTCAATCCCAAAGTGATTTCACCATATACACAGAACCTCGATTTTACTACGGACCAGTGAATATTCATAAACTCAATGTTAAAATGATCGATGAGTATGGGCGAATCGTATCCCTCAATGGCATGGATTTTTCGTTCACCTTGAAACTTACAACCATTTATAGTCAGACGAGCTAAATCAAATACACATTCCTGGGCCTGTGTAATGATGACACATTGCCATACACATTTGTACCAAAGAAACATACATCGGATAATTGAGTCAATGACTGTAAATTCACCACATCCCCCGTAATCATACAATCCTTAATGAAGATTTCTGATAATTCGGGCAATGAAGCAAACACCGCAATATCTCCATATATGCCGGTGTTTCTTATATCAACTACTTCTATTTTTTTCAACACATTTAGATGATAAATGTCGCCATAGACACGCAAGCCACTAATACAAAACCGTTTCAAATTCGGCAACCATTGATAGTGACATATATCACCACTTATGTCATGAATAAATCGTAGATCTATATAATACAGATTTTGAAATATCGAAAAGTCACACAAATTATTGAGTGAAAAAGTTTTTCCTATATGTCCAATGGTATACACTTGTTCGTCACTCTTTGGTGTTTGACTACTGGTATTAAACACAATATCTGTATTATATTTATTATATACGGAAGCAACACCCATATTCGTATGTGGAGATTGAAATACATAATACATAATCTTTGGAATCAATTCCGATGGTATAGGTAATAATTCTAATACTTCCATGTTATTTCCTATACTTATATATTTTTCATTTCAATTTTATCAAAATGTTTGTAGTTACTTTCTTGAAATTCTTTTTCTTTTTCTTTTCGTTTTGTTTGATTTCGGACGCGACCTCTTTGTTTTTTTTACTCGGCGTTTCCGATACTTCGTTCCTCCAGTTATCGGCTGACCCTGTTTCGACCGTTTTAATTTAGTGCCTTCTACTATTATTCGGTGATCCATCAGAGGCTGGAAGGCTTTATCAAGCTCGTAGTATCCATTTATACCACCATATCTCGGATTTTGAACCGAACTCACTATATAGACTCTATCTGTTGGATCATCAATTATTTGCACATATTCTCCTCTTTGAAAACGGTTCATGTCAGCTCCATTGTGTTGTATATTGTTACCCAGAGGACCTTCTCCTGTGTTATTATTATTATTATTATTTATCATTTTTCCATTGTATCTTGATCCCGAATGTTCACCTTCCATATAATATATATCAATTTATTTTTCGAATTCATAAAGACACAGAAACAGTTTGTGCATTCACATATTTCGTGTAATTCTTCAACCATGTATCCAGCACCGTATTGGAAGGCGTGTTGTAGTAAACACCAAAGTTGGTTTCTTTCTTTAATAGATAAAAAATATCATTTTTTACTTTTTCACTTTCTACACAAATAGATTCCCATGGCAATGGTTTTTCGCTCAACAGTGAAAATATAACATAAAATAAGGATAGTATATCGTCCTGAGTTGCATACGTGTAGCTATCCTTGTGACATTGAAAACTACAATACAATGATGTACCTATAGGATTCTTCAATATCTTTTTATGATTCAATACACTCGATAATCCCAAATCAATCAAATACACTTGTCCTTTTGTACTTACCATGAAATTATCCGGTTTGATATCTCGATGTACTACATCATGGGAATGCAATTTACTTACGATGCTATACATTTGTTCGCATATATTTTCCACTTGTCTTTTGTCTTTTGTCTTTTTAATCCATTCTTCCAATGTAAATGGCAAATAGTCCATAATCAAATAATGATGATTTTCAAAGGTACCAAATGATTTTATGTTCGCAACATTATCTATTTTTATTTTTTTAAAATACATGTACATACGAATCTCGTGCTCAATCAGTTTTGTGGACACTTCATTGTTACTTATGTCAAACTTAATTGCCACCTTTGTCCCTTTTTCCTTATGCACACCCGCATATACCTGCGAATACGCACCTTTTCCAAGCAAAGATTTCAAACAATATTTACCTTGTAGCAACATGATTATAAAATATGCTTAAAGCTTTAAATATAATTTTAATTATCATGGAAGTAACAAAACAATTCAAAACATACACTCAGAATGATTTCACATTCAGTCCTTTTCAGAATAAAGCATGTGAAGCCATTTTAAAAGACAAACATGTGTTGGTGACCGCCCATACTGGTTCGGGAAAAACCTTGCCTGCGTTATTTGCCATTTACTATTGGGTATCCGTACAAAAGAAAAGAGTCATTTATACTTCTCCTATCAAAGCCCTTAGCAATCAAAAATATAAAGAAATGAAAGACAAGTTTCCCGAATACGAAGTCGGCATTTTGACCGGTGACATTAAACACAACCCGGAAGCTCAAGTGTTAATTATGACCACGGAAATTTTACAAAATCATTGTTATAAACAAAAAAATAAAGGAAATTATTTGGATTTTCAAATGAATTTACATGAAGACTTGGGATGCGTCATTTTCGATGAAGTACATTACATTGATGACATAGACCGCGGAACTATTTGGGAACAAACCATGATGATGCTTCCCAATTCCACTCCCTATGTCATGTTGTCGGCCACCATTGGGCAGAAAGAAGTATTTGCTCAATGGGTAGAAACGATGACCCATAAAGAAGTCGTAATATGTCATCACAATGAACGCGTTGTACCTTTGACATTTTACGAATATTTCACTATTCCAACTAAATATATCCAAAATCTTACGGATCGAACCAAGAAAACACTCTTTGTACAAAAAACAACCACTCCTTTGCGGGTTATTAAAACTCCCGACTCCTATCACTATTCCGTTTTAAATCAAACTAAAAAATGTATTCACGAACTTCATAAAGATCGTTATTTTGTTCCACAAAAGTATGTGTTAAATGAGTGCCTTCGAGAACTGCGCGATCAAGACATGTTTCCCGCCTTGGTCTTTGTCTTTTCCAGAAAACAAGTAGAACATTTGGCAACACAAATCACAACACCTTTGTATCTCGATGGAGAAAAAGAGGCTTATATAGAACCCATGGTACGACAAACCATGGTACGCACTTTTACGAATTGGCGCGAATACATTGAATTACCTGAATATCGATTTTATGTTGACCTATTGGAAAAAGGAATCGGCATTCATCACGCGGGTATGCTGCCCGTGTTTCGCGAAATCATGGAAATATTATATGAAAAAAAGTACATCAAGTGTTTGATTGCAACCGAAACCTTTGCCATTGGACTTAACATGCCCACCCGGACCACCGTATTTTATTCACTCTATAAACACGACGGAAAAGAAATGCGACTATTACAAAGCCATGAATTTACACAAATGGCGGGGCGAGCCGGAAGACGCAACCTCGACAAAGTGGGACATGTAGTTCTCATGACGAATCTATACGAACCACCCACCGAACATGAATACAAAACTCTTTTTCACGGAACACCCAAGGTCCTTAAAAGTAAATTTCGTATCACATATCATCTGTTATTGAATTATTTACACGACTACAGCGAAGACGACTTTGTTGAAATGGTTCAAACCTCCATGATGAATACAGATATTTCCGCACAAATTCAAAAATGTTCTCGACAAATCGAACATTTTCAGAACGAATACACACAGTGTAAATCCATATTAGATGCTATGGATTTTGATGCCGTTTCTTTTTTCACTAATTATGAACAATTGAAACAACAAAAAGAAAGAGCCAAAAATAAAGAAAAAAAGAAACTTAGTCAGGCACTGCGTGCCATGGAAGACCAGGACGGACACAAACTCAAACAAAAACATATATATGATACCATGATGACGCATCAAGTAAATATGATACAAGAACAAAAAGACAAAGCATACGCAGAAAATTACATCCGAGATCAAATCCAAGGATTGTATACCATACTCAAAGAAAACGCATACATGGATTCTACAAATCAACCGACCCAAAAGGGACAAAATGTATGCTACATTCATGAAGTACCTTGCTTGGTATTCGGTGATTTTTATGAACAATTTAATAAACTAAAACACATGACAGAAGTAGAACTGCTATGCTTGTTGTCCTGCTTTTACGATTTAAAAGTGAAAGAAGATTATAAAGTACATTCTCCTCCTTTTTTGAAAAAAGAATTAGCATTTTTGAGGGATTCGTTGAACTCCTATACGGATAAAGAACTTCTCTGTAGCGTGTATGTTACTTGCCAGTATCGTATGCAATATGATCTAATGGATTATATGAAACAGTGGTATGAATCTGTCGAGGATAGCAGTCAGAGCGTCTCCTTTTTTGAAGACATTAAAAAAGAAAAAGACATCTTTATTGGCGATTTCATGAAGTGTTGCATGAAAATCGTCAATATGTGTAATGAACTTTCCATTTTTGGAGAAAATGACGGAAATTTTGGATTCGTTGAAAAGGTACAAGGTGTTCAGAAAAAAATTCAGAAAAATATTGTTACGAACCAATCATTCTATTTGTAATGACTTTACTTTTTCAATATATAAAATCATCGCTTCATTCGATTCCTTGTCTTTCATTTTGTTCCACGCATCCCATTTTCTTTTCTCTTTCTCCGCAAATATTCCTTGAGGTTTCGTCGTCGTACAATTTCCAAGCGTCGCTTGTTTATAATAGCCATACAGTAAAAGCAAGTCGTCGTCATTTGGTCTCGTTGGGAGCATTTTTACCAATTGAGCATAGTTTTTAAAAGATTGTTCCAATACATGATCATTCATTCTTCTAACATATAACAGTCATATATTTAAATACTTTATACACCATTTTCATTTTCCGCAATCATTTTACGGTTGTTGTATAACATCATCAGTATTTCTTCTTTCACTCGATTGATGATTCCACCACTTGAATCTCGATTTTTCAAATACCTTTGAAATGACTTGATGATTTCCGGATATTGTTCCTTGTATTCATCATACCATGTTTCTAATACGACTTCATTACAGTCATACAAATCATCAATATGATCTTTTTTATTCACAATTTGCCATTTGTCTTCCTTATAAATCATGACATAATTTCCTTTCATATTCGAAATATAAATATTCATATTTTCGGGCTTGTTTTCATTGAAATGTACCCGTTCAATTAGCTTCTTGACACAATTATTACATTTCTTAATACATTGTACATAATCAACGGGCGTCAAATGACTGTAATCGGTCTCCGTATAGTTCAATAACTGAATATTGTATATATTTTGATTATGATTATTCGTATTGATGATGTTTCCATTATTCACATTCTTATTCACATTCTGTATTTGTAATTTTTGTGTTAACTTGTCTATTTGCTTTTGCATGTTCATCTGTATTTTTTCGATCTGTTTGTCTTTTTCGTGTAACTGTTCATTCAATAATCGCGCCAACTCCTTGAAGTCTTCATCCTTGTTTTTCTTGCATGTATATTTAATGTGTCGGTACATTCCTTGCTTATATTTGAATGGTTTATTACAATACTGACACTGATATGGTGTCATTTTTGGTTGCTCAGAAATGGTGACTTTTGGTGACTTTTGGCTAAATTTCGGGTGACTTTTGGTGACTATCGGGTGACTTTCGGATACCTGTATATGTTTTTTCGTTTTGAGATGTCTTTCGTAATTTGATTTTAATGTTGTACTAAAATCACACGATTTACAATGATAGTTTGGCATATAATATATATGAATATTTTCTTTTAAATCAATATACTACATTTCGATTTATTCTTTTTATTCTTTTTTATTCTTTTTTATTCTTTTTTTATTCTTTTTTTAAAAATATAAATATATATAACACCATAGCAATGTAATTATCTATTATTCTTTTTTATTCCTTTTTACAGCATAATTACAAAAAA